AATCATGGGAAGACACTCAACACCCCAACTGGGTGGAAGACCATTACTACCGTATCAAGCTGAACTGAAAAAGGAGCAAACCAATGACTAAACTAGAAGAACTCAAGGCTGCGTATGTGGCTGCTAATAATAATGCTGATGCTGCTGATGCTGCTTGTGATGATGCTTATGCTGCTCGTGTTGCTGATCTTGCTGCTGCGAAAGCCTTGCTGAAATCTGCTCGTGATGCTGTTCGTGTTGCTGATGCTTATTATGCTCGTGAAGCTGCTAATACTGCTGCTAATGATGCTTGGAGTGCTTATCATGCTGAACTGAAAAAGGAACAAACCAATGAGCTATAGAATTGAAGCCGCTACAAAAGAGGAGTGGGCTGAAAGAGCATTATCTGGTGAGAAGAAGTTAGGTGACTTGAAAGCTAGTATTGAAAAACTAAAAGATGCTAGTGATGCTGCTTATGATGCTTATGCTGTTTATGCTGCTGCGGCTTGTGCGGCTGGTGCTTTTGATGCTGCTGATGCTCTTTCTGTTTATGCTGCTGCTTGGGAGGCTGAACTGATAAAGGAGACAAACAGATGACACTATGCTATAGAGATATGACTTTCTGTGCGTCTGACTGCATCAACACAGACTGCACCAGGCACTTCGGTGAGGCTGAACGTGAAGGCTCTCGCCTGTGGTGGAACCACGACCCTGATAATGCACCTATTGCTGTGGCGGACTTCTCAGATGTGTGTGAACATTATAAAAAAGGAGAAACAGAATGACTAAACTTGAAGAACTCAAGGCTGCTCTTGGTTCTGCTTATGATGCTTGGGATGCTGCTTGGGCTGCTGAACGTGCTGCTGCTCGTGATGCTGATGCTTCTTACGAGGCTTATCAAGCTGAACTGGAGAAAACAAAGGAACAAGCAAATGACTAATCAGATTAAAGCTACATATGTAGATCATATGGGCAGTGACCTGTCCGTTGTGAATGCTGCGCGGGTTAGCTTTGGTAAGAAGTCCTCCTTAGAGGAACCTTTCGAGGACTGTGACGTATCTCTGCTGCGACTTAAAAAGGGAGACACTAAGCTAATCAAGTACCTCGCAAGTCATGGTCACATCAGCCCCTTCGGACATGCCTTTGGATCCTTTCACGTTAAGGCTCCTATCTTCGTAGCGCGTCAGCTAGTGAAGCATAAGTTCCTGCGTTGGAATGAAATCAGTCGTCGATATGTAGACAGTGAACCTGAGTTTTATGAACCGAAGCAGTGGCGTGGCAAATCTGCTGATAAAAAACAGGGTTCAGAAGGTGTAGTCCATACCAATGCCGACCCAGACTTTGTGAACCGCACAGCATTGCGTACATACAACGAGATGATCCACGATGGTGTAGCCCCTGAGCAAGCCCGTATGGTACTGCCTCAGTCGATGATGACCGAATGGTACTGGTCTGGGTCTTTGGATGCCTTCTCCTCCATGTGTAAGCTCCGCTGTGAGCATGACACACAAGCTGAGTCACAAGACGTAGCATGGCAAATCTACCACAAGATGGAAGAATTGTTCCCTGTGTCGTGGGTAGCATTAATGGAAGATCAGTACTGATGACTAAACGTATCCCCCTGAAGGGTGGTGATGAGTATGACGGCCTCACTAAAGCACGTAAGTTTTACATGTGGAAGGCTGGTCAACTGAAGAGGATCAAACGTGCTTACAAAAAACGATTCCGTAAGCATACAAAGTATAAAGATGAGGATTGACACTGATGTTTACTGTTGAGATGGAACCAGATGCAGACATAATAATTACACTAGACGAGAGTGATAGTTGTAATGACGTAGAAGTATGTATCTGTAATGACGGCACTGTCTTTATGCGGCAGTATGATGATACAGCAGAGCAGCATCAGATGTTATATATGAGCATACAGCAATTTAAGGATATACTATCTGCTTGGGATAGCCCAGAAGGTGCTTACTATTTAGTAGAGGAGGATATGCAATGAATGTAGCAATGTTTCTAAATGGGGCAGCCTTTATGTATGTGCTGGGTGTAGTACTATTGTCATCCATCACAGAGCCAGATGATGAGAATGAAGACCCTTATGCTGCCGACAAGTTTTCAATGCTGTGGCCTTGGGTGGCTATTACGGTGATTATAAATAAGATCTTAGGAGAGACTGACGATGACGATGGAACTGGCACTAATTAAGACACTTTTAAACCGCGACTTTTATAATCAACACAAGGGTATCCGCTGCCCAGATAAGATCTTCACTAAAGATATCCGTAAGATTAAACAGACAATAGACCATGCTATGGAAAGCTACGACGGCGACCTAAACATGGCTGACCTCGAAGCTTTGTTCTATGCACAGAACCAGACTATGACTACCGCTACTAAGACATCCTATGCTGATCTATTTCGTAAGATGGATAAAGCTGATGTAGTTAAAGAAGAGATTGCTGATACAGTGCTAGGGCAATTGTTCCAGCAATACGTAGGTGACTTGGTAGCTAACCTCGGCTTTGACTTTGTTAATGGATCACAGACAACACTAGAACCATTGCGACGTATCTTGGATGACTTCAAGGATGACTTCACACCTAATGTTAAAGTATCTTGGGAGGACATTTCTATTGAGCGTCTTCTTGAAGCTAATGATCTACAGACGCAGTGGAAGTTTAACATCCCTAGTCTACAGCGTAAGGTCGAGGGTGTTAGTGGTGGTCACCTGTTGTTAGTAGGCGCACGTCCAAACACAGGTAAGACATCCTTCCATGCGTCACTGATTGCTGGGCCTGGAGGGTGGGCGCATCAAGGTGCTAAGTGTGTGGTCTTGTGTAATGAGGAAGCATATGAGCGTGTAGGCGCACGTTACCTAAGTGCTGCTGCGGGTATGACTATGGAAGAGGTTAAGGGTAACGTGTCACTAGCTCGTTCACGCTATGAGCCTGTACGTAAGAACATTCGTATCAAGGACAGCACTAACAAAGACCTGCAATGGGTAGAGTCTCTAGTTAAACAAGAGAAGCCTGACATCTTGATCCTAGATATGGGTGACAAGTTTGCATCTAAGACTAGTGACAAGTCAGATGTGTATCTAAAGGATGCAGCTATCTATGCACGTAATATTTCTAAGCAGTACAATTGCTGTGTTGTGTGGATGTCTCAGCTTAGTGCTGTAGCAGAGGGTAAGGTAATCGTTGATCAAAGTATGATGGAAGGCTCCAAGACAGGTAAGGCTGCTGAAGCTGACTTGATGGTATTGATCAGTAAAAACCCGGTTGTCGAAGGTGCAGATGAGCAAGATACACAGCGACACTTGAACATTGCTAAGAATAAACTTAAAGGTGGTTGGCATGGTGTGGTACACTGTGAACTTGACGGTGGCCGATCACTATACAGTGCATAGAGGAGAGATGGATGAGACTGGTATTAGACGTTGAAAACACCACACAGATGCGTAACGGTAAGTGGCATCTTGATCCGTATGAGGAGGGTAACTTCCTTGTACAGGTAGGTATGCAGAACGCTGATAAACCTGAAGAGACGTTCATTGTTAATATTGACCACCTAGAGGCTAAGGATACTAATGGCGCTGGGCGTAAGCTTATCCAAGACATCCTAGACATGACTACACTTCTGATTATGCATAATGCTCAGCATGATCTTATGTGGCTTTGGGAGTGTGGATTTAAGTATGACTGTGACATATATGATACCATGCTTGCAGAGTATATCTTATTGCGAGGCCAGAAGGATACCCTCAGTCTAGACGGTTGCGCCCAGCGCAGACAGCTAACATCCCAGAAGGATGACACTCTCAAGAAGTACTTCAAAGACGGTTACAACACTAATGAGATCCCGCTAAAGGAGTTAACCTTCTACTTACAGGCTGACTTAGATACGACACGAGAGTTGTTCCATGATCTTGAGCTTGACTACGGTGAAGTTGAATCAGCTTCGTTACACAAGGTTAGGTCTGTCACGTTTGATACATGCAAGACACTTACACGTATGTACATGGCTGGTTTTTGTGTAGATCGTGTAGCCCTTGATGCTGTGCGTCAGGAGTATGAACAAGAAAAAGCAGACATTGAAGACAGGCTGCAACATAAGGTTCGAGAAATAATGGGCGACACACCTATTAACCTTAACTCCCCAGAGCAGATGTCGCAGGTTGTTTTCTCTCGTAAGGTTAATAACAAGAAGGAGTGGGTACAGTTATTTGAACACACCAAGGATAAGAAAGAGTTTGTATCAGCAGTAGGCTCTAACAGCACTTTGATTAGACGCACTAAAGCGTTTACCTGCCCTGACTGTAAAGGGGAAGGAAAAGTCTATAAAGTAAGGAAGGATGGCACAAAGTATGCTAGACCTAACAAATGTAAGGATTGTGAAGCGCGTGGCTACCAGCTAAAGAACACAAACGTCTTAGCTGGATTAGCATTTGCTGCACCTACAAAGAAGTGGGTTAGTGCTAATGGGTTTAGCACAGGCAAGGATAATCTATCTGTGCTGATTGGTACAGCTAAGACTAAGAAGATGGACGATGCAATAAGCTTTCTTACTGACCTAAAGCGCCTGTCTGCTGTTAGTAGTTACCTCTCTGCATTCGTAGAAGGCATTGACACATTCACTAAGAAAGATGGCTACCTACACGTAAGTCTTACACAGCATATCACAGCTACAGGTCGCTTCAGTGGTCGTAACCCTAACATGCAGAACATGCCTCGTGGCGGTACTTTCCCAGTTAAGCGTGTGTTTGTATCTAGATGGGAGGGCGGAGATATTTTAGAGGCAGACTTTGCACAGCTAGAGTTTCGTACTGCTGCATACCTATCACAGGATGCGGTAGCTATGGCTGAGATTGCTAATGGCTTCGACGTTCACAGTTACACTGCACAGGTCATTACTGATGCGGGACAGCCTACAACACGCCAGGAAGCTAAGGAGCATACGTTTGCACCACTCTTCGGGGCTACTGGATATGGTAGGAGTAAAGCAGAGGAGGCTTACTACATCCACTTCAACGAGAAGTATGAAGGTGTTGCATCTTGGCACAAGAGCCTAGCTGATGAAGCTATGAGGTTTAATAAGATTACCAGTAAGTCAGGCAGGCAGTACGCTTTCCCTGATGTTAAACGTAATGCTCGTGGTGGTGTGTCACACTTCACTATGATCAAGAACTATCCAGTGCAGGGGTTTGCTACAGGTGATGTGGTCCCTGTCGTGCTGATAGAATTGGAGAAACGGTTAAGTGGTCTACAGTCCTGCCTTGTTAATACAGTACATGACTCGACGGTTGTAGATACTCACCCAAAGGAGAGAGGAGTCGTGCTACAAATCATTGATGATATGAACGAAGAATTAAATGACCTCATAGAGAAAGCTTATGGTGTTGTAATGAACGTACCATTACTACTTGAGTCAAAGATTGGGCCTAATTGGCTTGACGTAAAAGACATATGATGGTATAACTTGGACTCTTAAACACAAATCTCATGGAGAATATTATGAGTGTAGAACTAACAGTAGCAGCGGATCGTGGTAAGTCTCTTGCAGAGCTTATGGGCGTATCTGAAACATCCAGCAAACAGTCTGGCCCATCTATTGCACGGGTAAACGTAGTCAGTTCAGCTATTAAAGGCGAAATTGATGTTGGTGGTAAGAAGATCAAGACGGATGTTATTCCTGTAGGGTCGTATAAGATCACGATGGGAGATGATGTCGTTTACGCGGAGAGTATCAGTGTCCGCATTGTAGCCCAGCGCCAGCAGTGGCAGCGGTGGAACTCATCTACTAACGAGATGGAAAAGTCAGTGATGGGTAATACCCTCAATGGTGACATGCAGGATAGTGTTGGCGGGTTTAACTTGGGTCGTCCCTCTGGTTACATTGAAGACTTCAATGCACTACCTGAAGCTACAAAAGATATTATGCGCTCTGTTAAGCGTGTTAAGCTATTCATGGGCTTGCTTACTATTACTAATCCAATGGATGAAACAGGAGCAGCTATCTCTACAAAGTACGACAACCTAGCATTCGTAATGGATGTTAAGAACCGTGATAGCATGAAGTCTCTAGATGGTGCGCTGGCTATTCTAGGTCGTAGAAACCTGTTGCCGATTATGTCTACACTGATCCTGACAGGTAAAGAAGAGTCTATCCCAACAGGTGCAACGTATGGTGTCATCACCGCTGCTGTAGGTGAACAAGTAGAACTGTCTGTATCAGACAATGATACACTGACAGACTTCTTGGGCTTCATTGAGTATAGTAACGGTAAGATCATGGACCTACACCATGAGCGATCTAATCGAAGTATGAGTACCGAAGACGCAGAACTTATTGGTTCCATTATTGATGTGGATGCAGACTAATGAATCACCCTGCAGAATTAGCTATCTTTACATTCTTACAGAAGGCTATGGCGGGTGAGACTACAATGACTGAGGAGGTGGCTGATAAGGTCGCCTCCGACGTTAAGGCAGCGTTGTTTAAGCAGTTTGACAGTGGTCCTCGTGACGCATTCCGCTTACGTATGTCTAACATTGGTCGCCCTAAGTGTCAGCTATGGTATGACAAGAATGAGCCAGAAGGTAAGACACCCTTTCCACCACACTTCCTGATGAACATGATCTTGGGGGATATTGTAGAAGCAGTGTTCAAGGGCATCATGAGAGCAGCAAACGTAGAGTTTACTGACAACGACTATGTTGTACTGAAGCTAGCAAACGGTAAAGAAATCCGTGGTGAGTATGACATGATCTTGGATGACAAAGTTGATGACGTAAAGTCAGCATCTCCGTGGTCTTACAATAACAAGTTTGCATCCTTTGATGCCTTAGCTACAGGTGACAGCTTCGGCTACATCCCACAGCTTGTGGGCTATGCAGAGGGTGCAGGTAAAGAGGTTGGCGGCTGGTGGGTAGTCAACAAGGCAAACGGTGAGTTTAAGTATGTTGACGCTGGCGGTGTAGACAAAGAAGCCGTGCTGAAAGATATTGAAGCACTGACAGAGTACATCGACAATGATGAACCCTTTGAGCGTTGCTTTGAGCCAATCAAAGAGACGTTCTACCGCAAAGAGACAGGCAACATTAAACTGGGTGTTGAATGTGGGTTCTGTGCATTTAAGTATAAATGCTGGCCTACATTGCAAACACTACCGTCGCCTAACTCAAAGGCTAAGAACCCTCCGTTAGTAGATTACATTCACCTAGAAGGGTAAACAGATGACTAAAATTACTATTAATGACAAAGAATACGATACAGAAAACTTCACAGAGGAGCAGAATAAAATCCTACAAGAAGCACAGATGGCAGCAAATGAGCTTGGTCGCCTGTCTTATCTAGGACAAGTACTCGAAGACAGGCGTGTTGTATTAGTACAGTCATTAGTTGATGGTCTCGCTGATGGCTAAAAGAAGCAGACATATTACTAGTAAGTATCGCAGCGGTCTTGAAGAAGAGGCCGTTGCGTTTTTGTCAGAGAGACAGGTAGAGGTTAAGTATGAGCTACTAAAGATTGAATGGGAGGATCTTAAATATAGAACCTACACGCCAGACTTTGAATTAGATAACGGTATCCTGATTGAAACAAAAGGATATTTTGACGCCAGCGACCGTCGCAAGCATTTAGCAGTTAAGAAACAGCACCCAGAGCTAGATATTCGCTTCGTGTTTTGGAATGCTAAAGCGCCTCTAAGTAAGGGTGCTAAGTCGCGATACTTTGAATGGTGTGATAAGAATGGTTATCTATGGTCGCACAGAGTTATACCGGAGGAGTGGTTGACAGAGCCGGGATCTAGAGCTAAAACAAATAAGATCCCGCTAAAGCTAGGAAAGATTAATGACAGATACGCTTAAACGTGAGTATGATCCTGTAGAACGCCCAGCGCACTATAACTCTGGAGGTATAGAGTGTATTGATTATATCAAACAGGTTCTAGGTCTTGATGGTTTTATTGCTTACTGTCACGGTAATTTGATTAAGTATCAACACCGCTACAAGTATAAGGAAAAACCTATGGAAGACATGCATAAAGCAGCATACTATCTACGTAAAATGAATGAAGCATTATCGGAGAAAGGTAATGAGTGATAAAACATTTAGCATTGTATTTGTTTTGAAGGTAGACGAAGCAAATAATATCCTATCATCTTATAATAATGCACACGAAGATGATATCTATGATCTTATCACAGACATTATGTATGATGTAGACGATGTAGAGATTAACAATTTGTTAGTAAAGGAACGGCAATGATTAGTGCAGAAGACCTAAAAGTAATGGGATACTTTGACATGTTTGAAAATGTAGAAGATGAAAAAGATCCTATGAAACTATATGGTGATTGGGCAGAAGCCTTGGTTATGACAGAAGGCACAGACAGGTTGTTTGAGAATGTCTTAGGTCTTGTAGGAGAGGCTGGTGAAGTAGCAGAAAAAGTAAAGAAGCTAATTAGAGATAAATCTAAGTTTACGGATGAAGATATTCTATATGAGCTTGGTGATCTTCTGTATTATACAACAGTTACTTCACATGTCTTTGGTGGTAGCTTGAGGAAAATTGCAGAACTAAACATGAAAAAGCTGAATGGCCGCAAAGAACGCGGTACACTTAAAGGAAGCGGAGACAAGCGATGAATAACTACCAAGAATTTTCCACCCGTGCTAATGTAGTAACACGGCGTACATATAACCGTCCCAAGGAGGATGGTACTTTTGAGACATGGGAAGAGACAGCAGACCGTGTTATTGAACACCAGAAGTGGCTCTGGGAACGTGCTAAGGCCGACA